TTCTGCTCCAAATACTGCACTCGCATTTACTCTTCTAACTGCAACTGGCGCGTCATTCGCTGGAACTGCTTTCCCAGTGGCTCCAACTGCTGGCGGCACTGCACCAGATGCACAAACAGACTCATGGTCAATGCTCTGCGCATCGACTCCAGTACTCACAATCAGCTAATCAATAGAAACGGGAGCAAATAATGAGACTACCAATCACCATCGAATACACGACAGGCGAGTTCGGCACCTACACAGCTCAGCCGCCAGAGTGGGCTAAATGGGAACAAAAGACAGGCAGCACAATCTCGCAAGCGCAGGAGAAGATCGGAATTTCTGATCTTCTCTTCCTTGCGTGGAATGCGATGAAGCGTGAAGCAGGCGGTAAGCCAATTAAGGGCTATGAGATCTGGTGTGAAACCGTGGCCGACGTGACAGTCGGTGACGTGCTCCCAAAAGTTACGCCGCCGGAAGCGTAAATCGCATACTCGTCGAGTTAGCAATAGCGACGGGAATACCGATGAGCGAATGGACGACGGCGGAGCAGATCTATACGGCTTTCGAGATACTGGAGAAACAAAGTGAGCGACAACGTTGAGATTGCCTACGACAAGGCAGATCTGCGTCGCATCACTTCGGCATTCAAGGCGATGGACGAAGAAGCCACTGATGCAGCTAAGAGAGAATCATCAGCTTTGGCAGAATTTGCTCAAGGCAAAATCCAGCAGAAAGCCGTCTCCAGAGGTAAAGCAGCCGACAGGATTGCAAGTGGCTCCCGTGTTTCAAAGTCATCAAAGATTGGCGAACTGTCCTTCGGCTTTGTAAGTCAGAAGTTCTCAGGTGGTGGAACTACAAAAGATCTCTGGGGCGGCACAGAATTTGGATCTAACAAATACAAGCAATTCCCGATTTGGTCAGGCCAGTCTCCAAAGGGGGCTGGTTCTCAGGGCTGGTTTATTTATCCGACACTCCGCGAAATACAGCCAGACATCATCGCCAAGTGGGAAAATGCCTTTGATCGAATATTAAAGGAGTGGTAAATGGCTGCACAATCGCGCACGCTCAAGCTCTCGATCCTTGCTGATGTAGATCAACTCAAGAAATCGCTGGCAACAGCTAATGGAGACGTTGATAACTCGTCATCAAAGATGGGCGAATTCAGCAAGAAGGCAGGGCTGGCATTTGCAGCCGCCGGAGCTGCTGCTGGAGCCTATGCCATCAAGCTCGCAGTCGATGGAGTCAAGGCTGCGATCGAGGACGAAGCTGCTCAAATAAGACTGGCCACTGCGTTAAAGAACGCCACCGGCGCAACAGATCAAATGATCGCATCGGTTGAAAAGCAGATCCTTAAGACATCTCTCGCGACGGGCGTCACAGACGATCAACTTCGTCCTGCATTACAAAGATTATCTCTCTCGACAAACGATGTCACAAAGGCTCAAGATCTTCTCAATCTTGCACTCGACATTTCTCAAGCAACTGGTAAAGGCTTGGATGGAGTAGCGAATGCACTGGGCAAGGCCTACGACGGGAACACGGCAGCTCTTGGCAAGTTAGGCATCGGATTATCTTCGGCAGAGCTGAAGGCAATGTCATTTGAAGAGACGCAGACCAGGCTTTCAGAACTATTCGGTGGAGCAGCAGCAGCTAACGCAGAGACATTCGCCGGACGACTTCAGATTCTTAAAGTTACTTTTGATGAGGCAAAGGAATCAGTCGGTGCGAAACTTTTACCGATCATTCAGCAGCTAGTGGAGTTCGTTGTTAATGAAGTCGTGCCGGCACTTGGCAAGTTCGCAGACTTCTTTAAGCCGATTACTAAGGCGATTGACGACAACAAAGAAGCTTTCACAGAGTTCATCGGATTTATCCAGAAGTACGTCGTGCCGGTTCTTGTAACAGTCTTAGGCGGAGCCTTCAAGGTAGTCGGAGAAATAGCCGGAGGAATCATTAATGTGATCGGTGCGGTTATCTCTGGCCTTAACGCATTGATCTCTGGAGCCGTGGCTGGAATAAATGCTTTGATTCGTGTCTATAACTCAGTTCCCTTCCTGCCTAACGTCTCACAGATTTCGGCTCCATCAATTAACGCTCCAAGCGTGAGCATTCCAAAGACGACTACTTCGACACCAAGCATTCCTACAATCTCGGTTCCAAGTGTCACGGCCTCGACAGGAACAGGATCTACGACAACATCGCCGGCTGGAGTTTCCTCGGCCGTCGCCGGAGCTGCTGGCCTAGTCGCTGGATCATTCAACGCTGGTACATTCCGCGCAGCCGAATCAGCTTCAATGGCTCCTGTAATTAACCTAACAGTCAATGGGGCATTTGATTCCGAAGGAACTGCTCGAACGATTATTAATACACTCAATGATGGCTTCTATCGCGGCACAGGTGGCGCAACTAACCTGCAGCTAGCATGACTCAGTGGGCGCCGGTCTGGCGTGTAAAGATCGATGGCACTGACATTACTGATTCCGTACTTGCCAATCTATCGATTACATCAGGCCGTACGAATATCTACACTCAAGCCCAAGCCGGATATTGCTCGATCACTTTAATCATCTTTAATCAAGCCGCTTTACCTTACGAAATTAACGACACCATATCGATTGAAGTGCAGGACACATCGGCGGTCTACGTGCCAATCTTTGGCGGATCCGTGGTCGATATTGCCGTGAGCGTGTCACAGGTTGGCTCTAGCGCTTATACACAGGAAGTCACGATTACGGCTCTAGGAGCCCTAGCAAGGCTTCAGAAGGCTCTCACAGATGGCGTCTTAACTCAGGACTTTGACGGCAATCAGATCGAGACAATTCTGCGCGAGGTTCTTTTGGCTCAATGGCAACAGGTCCCAGCCGCGCTTCAATGGAGTACTTATGATCCTACCGTGACATGGGCTAACGCCGAGAATAATGGACTGGGCGAGATTGATACTCCTGGCAATTATGAACTGGCACAAAGAGCTTCTAATCGCACTGTTATTTATGATCTAGTCTCGGCACTTGCTACGAGCGGTCTAGGTTATTTATACGAAGACGCATCAGGCCTTATTTCCTATGCAGATTCGACACATAGAACAAATTACCTTGCCACCAATGGCTACACAGATCTCACGGCCAATCACGCTTTAGGGCGAGGCATAACGATAAAGACAAGAGCCGGAGATGTCAGAAATGACATCACGATCAAATATAATACAAACTCGACAAGCGAAGTCAGCGACACAGACCCAGCATCCATAGCCGAATATGGCGATCTTGCTCAAATTATTACAACCACAATCAAACACCATGCCGACGCGGAAGATCAGGCTGCCTTTTATCTTGCACTGCGAGCCTATCCGCAGCCAATCTTTGACTCAATTACTTACGCCTTGACGAATCCAGAGCTGGACAATGGAGATCGTGACGCTCTGATTAATATCTTTATGGGTCAGCCGATCGCACTTAATGACCTGCCGCCCAATATGTCCTCTGGCGTCTTTCAGGGCTTTGTCGAGGGCTGGACTTTTAGAGCTTCTTACAATCAACTCGACATCACTCTTCTCATGTCTCCACTGGCCTATTCACTCCAAGCCATGCGATGGAACGATGTGCCAATTAATGAGGCGTGGAATACCGTGTCGCCGACTTTAGATTGGGCAAACGCTACAATCGTCTCATAATGAAAGGAATACAGAATGGCTAATCCAACAACAAACTATGGCTGGCCGATGCCTACGGCAACCGATCTGGTCACTGATCTTCCGGCCGATTTTGCTGCATTTGGTCAGCCGGTTGATACATCTCTTAAAGCTCTAAATCCTGAAACAACTCTTGGAGATATTGCTTATAGATCAGCAACGGCAAACACAAACACGCGTTTAGGCGTTGGATCAACTGGTCAAGTTTTGACGGTTTCTGGCGGAGTTCCTTCATGGGCTACACCTGCTGGCGGTGGTGGAATGACACTTTTAGCCTCAGGTGCTTTGTCAGGTGCTTCAGTTGTTGTTTCTGGTTTGGCAACTACTTATCGAGATTTAAGAATTATCGTCAACAATTACAAACCTGCAACAGATAATGACAAATTTATGGTTCGAATGAATAATGACTCTACTGCAAGCCGTCATCGATCATTGGGATCAAGCCAAAGCAATAATGGAGCACCAGGAGAAACATCAATTGAGGCTTCAAACGGCTCAGACAATAGCGTTGTGACTTATGGATTAATTTCATTAACAATTTATGATTATGCAAATACAACAACTGCAAAGATTTTGCAGGGTATTTCAATGGTAAATGATTATGCAACAACAACCAACGGTTATTATTACGGAATTAACGGCTGGTATAACCAAACATCAGCAATTACCGGTGTTACATTCTTGAACCAAACGGGTGGAAACTTTACATCAGGCAACTATTATGTGTATGGAGTGCAATAATGACTAACGCAATGATTACAATTCACAATGCCGAAACGGGCGAAATTGTTGAAAGAGAAATGACAAAAGCCGAAGCCGATCAGTTGGCAGCAGATGCAGCAGTATCAAAAGCAAAAGCCTTAATTGAGGCAACAAAGGCAACCGAAAAGGCTGCATTACTTGTCAAATTAGGCATAACCGAATCAGAAGCGGCTTTGTTGCTGTCATGACTTATCCTGACGGTACTGCCGCCAAGATCATCGATGTCGCACTAGCTGAAGTCGGCACGATTGAAGAAGGCGACAATCTGACAAAATACGGCAAGTTCACAAAGGCCGATGGATTGCCCTGGTGCGGATCTTTCTGCAACTGGGTCTTTCACACTGCCGGCGTAAAGATTCCGTCAATGGTTTCAACGGCTCTCGGTGCTCATAAGATGAAAGAGCTTGGCCGATGGATTGACGATAAGCCGCAACTTGGCGATCTATGTTTCATGGATTTTCCACACGATGGCATTGATCGCATTAGTCACATCGGAATTGTGGTCAAGGTAGGTCAGACAAGCGTGCTCTGCATCGAAGGCAACACGTCCGGAGAAGGCGATCAGCGTAACGGCGGAATGGTAATGATCAAGCGCCGATACATAGGCAAGGAAATTGTCGGTTTCGCTAGGCCAAAGCTTGTCACTTATGCAGGAGAATATCCAGTGGTCGAGCCACTTCCACAGGCAAAGCCGAAAAAGGAGAAGAAGAAATGAACGAATTAAAATCAGCAGGAGCATCATGGCTTCGAGCATCAATTGCAGCCGTAGCAGCTCTTTATATGTCTGGTATTACAGATCCAAAAATCTTGGTCAATGCTTTTGCGGCTGGACTTTTAGGGCCAGCAGCCAAGTTTTTAAATCCAAAGGATTCATCATACGGACTCGGCAAGAAATAAGTGTGGCGGTGGATAGGGCTTGGCTCGTTATTGCTGGCCTTATCTTCCTGCAATTTAGGCGACTCGGTTAGATATGAGTGCCAAGTCTATGAAAACTGGGAGAAACCACAATGCCAAAAGCCAGCGTGCATCGCTACTGGAACTTGCACTGAAGACATCATTGGATCATTCTATCCAAAGGCCGGCCAGACGCCGTAGTCCAGAAGACGTCCATGCCCAGCTAATTCTTATTATTGGCTCGACACTAGCTGCCGTATTCTTAATTGTCACGCTAGGCATAACCTATGCGCTTATCTTTGTTACGCAGCCAATCGGTGGCCAAGCACCTAACGACGCAGCTTTCATTGATTTACTCAAAACGCTTGCCATATTCTTAACTGGCTCACTTGGTGGCGTTCTGGCAGGTAATGGACTGAAATCTAAGTCAAAACAAATTGAAGACACGCCCAAAAATACGCTCAATTCTTGACGATGTCAGGCATCGATGTCACTCTGTATCTGGGAGCATTCGACAAGGCTCCCACGGGAGCAAAAATGACATCAAGTGAAATCGGACTATTTGTCCTCATGCTTATCGCCTGTATTCTCTGGGCGGTAGTTAGTTATTCAATAGGTTTCAAAGAAGGCCAGCGTGAGGGCTATCGTCGCGGTAGGTCTGTATCACGCCACATCTCGGCTAAGGCGGTCACAAAGTGAGCTTCTTAGATAATTATGAAGATGTAGCTGCACGCATTCAGCGATTCTGGGCTACCTATCCAAAGGGCAAGATCCACACCTCGATCATGGACGTGAATCTAGAAAAGGGCTATGTCCTAGTCGAGTGCCGGATCTATCGAAACTACGAGGATCAGGAGCCAGCCGGTATCGACTACGCCTTCGGCAACGTGAACACCTACAACGTTCAGATGAAGAAATGGTTTATTGAAGATACTTGCACTTCCGCGATCGGCCGCTGCGCCGGCTTGGTGTTAGGTACGGACAAGCGTCCGACGGTTCAGAATATGCAACAGGTCGAGCAAATCGATTCACACATTGTTCAAGATTCTGCCGTCGCGTATGACTATTGGAATACAAAGCACGGAGACGTCCCATCGTTCCAGACGCGAGAGGCGGCCGAAGAAGCCGGAATGCCTACTATTGGAACTGCCATCGACGAGATCAAAGGCACGCTTGGAGGCCAACAAGTAGCTGCGGCTCCGATGTGCGCTCATGGCCATATGATTTGGAAAGAAGGCACATCAGCTAAGACCGGTAAGGGCTGGGGCGGTTATATGTGTGTCGAGAGGGTCAAGGCCAAGCAGTGCGCGCCAGCGTGGTACGTATTCACCTCAGACGGACAATGGAAGCCTCAAGTCTGATGGGCGAAATCACTTTTATCAAGGATGGCTACGCATCCGTTATTCACGACGACGGATCAATAACTACAACAGCGCTGGATCGATGCGATGAGTGCCTGGAATGGCAGACAACTGCCGGAGGCCTAACGATCAGAGATCATGGCCAAGAAATCGTGATCTGGGTGTGTGCAAAATGCAGAAAATGACAGTAACCGAAGCCGACGAGTGGGCTATCCACCGACGAGCTTCTGACGTCGTATTTGCACAATCCGGATCACTTGGTAACGGCATCCAATACAACTCAAAGCTCAACAATCATGAACGATGCGTCGAATATGCCGAATCACTAGCTGCTGAATTACTAGTAGCCCGATACTTTGGAATCGACTATGACATCAACGATAACAAGGGCAAGAGACGAGCTGACGTAGGTCAAGGCATCGAGGTTCGCTGGACGTCTTACACCGGAGGCAATCTGATCGTGTATCCGTACGATCGTGACGACGATGTAGCCGTTCTGGTGGTTGGAAAGTCTCCGACCTATTTCATCGTCGGCTGGCTGCCTGTAGCCTTTGCCAAGCGCAAGCGCTTTAAGAATCCACGTCAGGATTCTTGGTGGGTCGATCAAAGCAATCTAAATCCGATCGAGAATCTAGCAAGGAGTGACTATGCCGCTGCTGCGATTTGATTGTTCGATTTGTAAGAAGCTCTATGGTGACGCACGTCAGGAGCATATGATTACAAAAGGCAAAGAACTCACAGAGCACGAATGGTTCGCCCAGTGTGCCGGCTGTGGGACGTTCTCGGTCAAACTAGTCGATGATGGGCTGGTGGCTGGCCTTGAGTGACAGACTAGATCTTGACTTTGGTCATGACGACATCGATCACGGTACGTCCGATGACTACTACACACCACCGACAATCTTCACGTCTCTGGGGCTTACTTACGACATGGACGTGTCTGCGCCACCTAACGGCGTCCCGTGGATACCAGCTAAGCGATTCCTAAGTGTGATCGACGACGGCTTGGCCACACCTTGGGAGGGTCGAGTCTGGTGTAATCCACCTTACTCAGACGTTACGCCATGGGCTAACAAGTTCATCGCTCATGGCAACGGCATCGCCTTGGTGCAGGTATCCAAAGCTCGATGGTTCGATACGCTCTGGGTCAAAGGAGACGGCTTTCTTATATTGCCCTCTAATCTTAAGTTCATGACTCCAAGTGGCGAAACAAAGGGAATCTTCATGCCTTGCGTACTTGTTGGAATGGGCGAAGAGAACGTCGAGGCGATGCGCCGGAGCAACTTAGGACACGTCCGATGAGTTATACACAGAGTTATGCACAGCGACCTGTGGACGATACGACACACAAACCTCGATCCTTGACAGCTTGTCAGGGGCTACCGTTATACTCAAAAGATAATCTTTTAAAGATAAAGATAAATAAAAAGATAATAAATATAAAAAACTTATTGGCCATCTCTGTGTCCATCGGACTCTTCACGGTATCAGCTACAACAGAGGCCAAAGCAGCGCCAAAGGCTGACTCTCTTAAGCTCTATGCACATTCGAGGATAGTGAACTTTGAGCAGTTCAACTGCTTTCACGCCTTGATTACCAAAGAGAGTAACTGGAGAGTGGACGCACGTAACGGCTCGCATTACGGATTAGGCCAGATGAGAAACGCCAAGTACGGAAGACTCGATGGCTATTCTATGGTGGATTGGAGCATTCGTTATATTAAGGAACGTTACGGATCGATGTGCAATGCGTGGAGATTCTTCCAGAAACACAACTACCACTGATGGCAGCCAAGTCAGCTAGAGCCAATGGTGGAACCAGAGCCTGGTCAAAGATACGTGAACGGATACTTATAAGAGACGCCTATCTGTGCCAGTACTGCGGCAACGATGCGACTACAGTCGATCACGTGATACCGATTAGCAAAGGCGGAACGGATGAGCCTGATAACCTTTTGGCAGCGTGTACTCGATGTAATTACTCGAAAGGAAACCGATCAGGCGTGTTTTTTGGTACACCACGGACAC